ATAAACCTTAACTCCTTACAGGAACAGTTCGTTGAATTGGAAATGTATAGTCAGGCACAGATGTTAAAGGACGCTATAACAATATTACAAAATGACCTTTTTGAGTTGGCTAAACCAAAACTATAATAAACTTTTAATCTTATCTAACAAGATAGACAGACAGAACGGTGATGAGGTATTACACTTTACATTAGAAAAGTTTTTACAAAAGAAAGACACAACCTTTTTAGATGAACTTGAAGATGATGATAAGATGAAATACATATCAAGAACACTAAAACTACAAGCAACATCTAATACATCTCAATTTTTTAGGGAGTGGAAAAGATACACAATTCTCTCCAAAGATGTTATATTAGAACAGGCAGAGGTAGAATATGAAGAAGATGATGTAGAACAAATACAGTTAAAGTTTATTGAGGAAGAATTAAAAAAGATGAATTGGTTTAGTTCACTTCTATTTTCTACATATATCCAGAAGAATTATAGCGCACAAGTATTGGCGGACGAGATGGTTATTCCATTATCAACTTGTCAATACCACATAAGAAAGGTCAAGAAGACCATAAGAGATAATTGGAATAAAGAAAAAGGTAGATATGAGTTGTAATTGTAAAGGTAATAGAAGACAAGCACCAGCACCGATTGATAAGTTGGTGGGGTTTGAGTTAATAAACAAAGGTGTAATAAGGGAAGAAGAATTAAGTAAAAACGAAAGAGATATACTATACAAGTTCTATAACGAACAGTATAATGAAAATGTTATGATGACTTGTCTTAATTGTTGGGACGATTATATAAAAGAAAAATTAAGAGAATTATGGATAAGAGAGAGTTTAGAAAGAGCACAAAGTTAGAATTAGAAAAGAGGTTACAAACCTGTGTTGAAAAGATAATCAAAGACCATCTAAACTATACGATGTTTATTGATTGGTTCATAGAGGAGTATGATATGTCTAAACACAACGCCTATAAAGAATGGAATAAGTGTTGGAGTATTATTAAATCAAGGTTCGCTCTGGAAACAGACCAATTAATAAATAAACAAATATACGAGATGTATGACCTATACAAAGAAGCAAGAGAGACAGGTGACTTTGGAACATCAAGGAAACTATTGGAGGATATACGAAAAATACAAGGTATAGACGCACCTGAAAAAATAAATGTTAAACACGAGGGAATAATAAGAGTATCCTTTGGTGATGAAGAAAATTAATGTATGAGTAGAATAGATTTTATTATACCAACATATAACAGACCTGAAAAGATAATGGTAATAATAGCGTCTTTGGTTTGCCAAACAAATAATAATTGGACGGCACATATTGTTATAGATGGGGAAACAAATGATTATGATAAGGTTAAAGAAATATACCAAAACCACCCACAGATTAGATTTACACATTTAGATAAGAACTATAATGATTGGGGACACACACCTCGTCAATATGGATTAGACAACTCAACAGAAGAGTGGGTATGTATGACTGGTGACGACAACTACTATGTTCCTGTGTTTGTAGATGAGATGTTAAAGGTAGCGGACGGAACACACTTTGTATATTGTAATATGGTTCATAATTGGGTCAATAATAATTATATACCTGTGGATAGTGAACCAAAGACATACAGGATTGATATAGGAAACTTTATAGTTCGCACAAGATATGGTAAGGATATAAGGTTACAAGTAGATAAGAACGAAGCAGATGGTTTATATGTTGAGGAGTTTTTAAGAACTTTTAGAGGGATTAAACCGAGAAAAGTAAATAAAGTATTATATATACACAATTAATTATTATGAGACAACAGATTTGGGATTGGAAAAAAGAACAGAGTGGAACAGACCACTTAACAGAGATGGTTATTAAAGACCCTACTATATGTTATACAAGTGAGGGTATGGCTAAACATCTTATATCCCTTATTGATTTTAAGGACGGAGATAAAGTAATGGAACCTTGTTTTGGTGATGGAGCGTTCTACAATAACTTACCAACTAATACAGATAATATATTCTGTGAGATTAATATGGGTAAGGACTATCTAACTTATGAAGGTGATGTAGATATAACATTATCAAACCCACCATTTGTCCCACGCAAATTGTTTTGGTCGTTTCATCAAAAGGCGATGGAGACAACAAGACGAGAGATATATTGGTTGATTAACTTTTCATCGTTAAATGTTTTTACACCGAACAGAGTTGAAGAGATGGAGAACAAAGGTTGGTATATACAGAACCTACACATCGTAGGAGATAAAAGATGGTTTGGTAGATACGCGTGGGTAAAGTTTGGACGACAACCAAATAAGATATTATCATATCACAAACAAGTATTTTAATGAATATAAGATTATTCAAACCACACGCAAAACAACGAGAGTGTATCAACCAGATTGAAAGTTCTTTGGCAAAGTATATCATTATTGATTGTGGTAGACAGTTCGGTAAATCATTATTAGCACAGAACTTAATATTAAAATGGTGTTTAGAAAATGATAATAGTGTTGGGTTTTGGGTTAGTCCTATCTATTCACAAGCAAAGAAAGTGTTTGATGAATTGGTTAAAGCCTTAAAGGAAACAGGATTAATTAAGACCACAAATAGAAGCGAGGTATGGATTAAACTAACAAACGGTTCAACCATACACTTTAAGTCAGGAGAGAAACCAGACAACCTACGAGGTTATACATTAGATTTTCTCGTAGTAGATGAAGCTGCGTTCATTAGAGATGAGGTATGGAATGAAGTATTAAGACCAGCAACATTAGTAAGAGGTAAGAAGATATTGTTTATATCCACACCAAAGGGTAAGAACTATTTTTATAACCTATACAATAAAGGTGTAAGTGAAGAGACACCTGATTATTTATCCTTAAAATATACAAGTTATGACACACCCTTTATTACAGAAGATGAAATTAACGAGGCGAAAAATAGCCTACCTGATGATATATTCCGTCAAGAGATTATGGCGGAGTTTATTGAAGATGGTGGAGAGGTGTTTAGACACTATCATCAGGCGCAACTAATAACGAGATGGCAAGAACCTGTGGAGAGTGAAAGGTATTGGGCGGGAATAGATTTAGGTAGACAGAATGACTTTACTGTATTGACTATAATAAATAATTTCAATCAGGTAGTTTATATATACAGAGAGAGAAGAAATAATTGGACGAACATAGTAGATGAGATTGTAAGGATATTACAGAAATATAACGCACGAGCAATAGTGGAGGTGAATAGTATTGGTGATGTGATATACGAACAGATATTCCAAAGGTATAGAAAGATAGAAGCGTTCCACACAACCAACCAAAACAAGGAAGAGATAATTGGAAACCTTATAGTTCAAATAAACGAACAGACAATACTACTCCCAACTAAACAACTGTTTGAACCATTAGACACAGAATTAAGGGTCTTCACATTTGAGTATAGCACAAAGTCAAGGAAGATTAGGTATTTCGCACCAGCAGGGTTTCACGATGATTGTGTGATGAGTTTAGCGTTCGCAGTAGAGAGTAAAAGAAATAATGTTCCTAAAAAGTTTGTAGTAGCGTAATGATAAAACAGATAGACATAGAGATTGATGGTATTGATTATACTTTGCCAGACGAAATTACGGTGAGCCACTATGGCGAGATAATGAGGAGAATGTCTTTGAGTGAGAATGTAATAGATAAAGCACACGATATAATTGGTGTAATACTTAATATACCATATACCATACTACGAGAGTTGAACCCTGATGATATGGCGGAATTATCCATATATCTCCAAAATAAGGTCAGTTCTCACGATGTTGGATATATACCCTCATTTACTTATAAAGATGTAAATTATGTGGGTGTGGTGTTTAATAAGATGACTTTTGGTGAGTATGTTGATATAATCAATTTAATTAAGAACGAAGCGTCCATATATATGAATATACATAAGATATGTGCTTTACTATACAGACCTGAAATAAATGGTAAGATAAGTCCATACGATGTAGAACAACACGAAATACAGAGTGAGATATTCAAAGACCTACCACTACAATATTTCTTTGGGATATTCAAGAACCTATTTACCTTTTTAGCGCAGATGAGAAAGGACTTTGTGGTATTATTTGGTGATGATGATTTACCTACTAAACCAAAAGAAGAGAAGGACGAAGAGGAAGAACAAACCAATTTACCCTGGTATAAGATGATTATGACTTTAACAGGAGATGATTTTACCAAAATAGATTATGTGACGGGTCGTCCGCTAGTTGAATGTTTTAACCATTTAACATATATTAAATTAAAGATAGAAGATGAGAAACAACTTATTCTTCAACAACAAAACAAAATGAACCTATGAGTATTAAATTAAAAACATTAAGGGGGTTTGTTAAAGACCTGAAAAAGATATATGAAAAACACCAACAGATTAAGGACTTTGGGTTTGGATTTATAGAAGATGTTACATTCAAGAACCAGGGAGACACAACTACACAATACCCTTATATGTTTGTTATACCTGATAATACAGTAGTAGATGAAAGAGATTTACAATATTCAGTTAGATTGATTATGATGGATAGAGTTGTTAATTACACAGACGACAACCTATTAGATATTATGAGTGATATGAACCAAATATTACAAGATGTAATAGCACAGTTCGCTTTCTCATATACAGCAGAGAATGGAGATTATACAGGGATATATCAAATAGATTTACCAGTTCAATTACAACCATTTGCGGACAAGTTTGACGACTATGTCTGTGGATACTTCGCAACCATAAACATCACATTAGCACAACCACTTGATAGATGTGACGCACCATTTGATAGTTTTGAATAATGGCAATACCTGAAAGATTATTATTAAGACAATCCCTACAAAGGTCAGCACGAGAGTGGTTGAAGATTTATAGGGAAGAGTTAGGAAAGAATAGACCACACGGGTTAGGAAAGGACGGACAAGCAAAGAGTGGGTTTAGTCCTGTGACCGCAAATAGTATTGCGTCAGGTAGAGCGTTAGAAGCAGGTTATGAGATTATAACCAACGATGATGGAACATACGAGATTATATTTGGACTACCTGATTATATATATTATTTAGACCAGGGTGTAAGAGGTGGTAGGTTTCAGGAAGGAAGAAAAAGAGGAGGTGGTGGTTCATCACCATTTCTTAAATCCATAATGAATTGGATAGAAACAAAAGGAATTAGAACAGAATTATCCACTATGAGTTTAGCGTTCGCAATAAGAACGAATATACTTAAAGAGGGTATTGAAGCTACAAACATTATATCAACAATCAACGAGAGATTTTTGGAAGAGTTTGGGGAACAAATAGCGGACGATTATATGGTTAATATAGAAGATTATATAATAGATAATATGAAGAGAGTTTTAGAAAAATACAATTAATATGGCAGTAACGGTAACACAAACACCACAATATATAAAACAGGCGTATAGTGATAATGTATTAACAGTATCATCAAATCAGGTAGTATCAAACTTTAAGTTTAAGTATGTCTTTGATTTATTCGCAAAGACAAATGAAGCAGTATCTTATACCTATTTGGGTAGAGTAAGACAAACACCAAACCCATCAGGAGTTGGTATGTTAGATTTAAGTAGATACTTACAATTACAATTATCACAGGATTTATATAGTGGTAATACCGCTGATTTGAATTGGGTTCCTTATACATTAAAGACAACATTAGGAACATACTATGTAATGTGTGGGGAAGAATATTCAACATCATTATCAGGTTCAACAGTATTATATAATGGTAATGGGACAGCTTCAACAGGAACAACATTATCATCAACAAGCACAGGAGTATTAAATGTATTTAACGGGGTTCATCAATTTAGTGAAGGATATAATTGGGTTAATACAAATTATTTCAAAGCAACAAATAGATATATTTTATCTAATCAACCACTAACACAATACAGGGAAGCAGACGAACCAATTTGTATTGGAGTATTAGCGGGAGATAATCAAGCAGGTGAAGACGCTAACATATCAAGGTTAGGTTATACAGCAACATTTTATTTTACAGATGGAACAAGCACAGGTTATACAAGTAATAATGGTTCATATACAGCGAGCACCATTAATGGATATTATATGTCGGGAACAATACAAGATATATTAACAGCCAATTCACAAACAAAGGATTGGATTAGAGTTGAACTATCTATGTCTACCGAATATGAAAAAAGAATTATATATAAAAAGAATTGTCCTTGGCAGAAATACGAACCGAGAGATGTTATATTCCAAAATAGATATGGAGTATGGGACACATTTAGATTTTATGGTAGTAAAGATGAGGCGATAAAAATTACAAGAGGAACATACGAAAGAGCGTATGGAACTTGGGCTTCTACAACATACGATTATAAAACATACGAGAGAGGAACAAGTAATATATCAACAGGTTTAGAAGTAGAAGGTGAGGTGATGAGTGATTTTATAGATAGAGATAGTGTGAATTGGTTGGAGGAATTATTAACATCACCACAGGTATATTTGTTAGATGATATAGTATCAAACAAATTATTGCCAATCAATATCACCAGCAGCGACTTTAAGAGACAAATAAAAGGAAATGTGAGATTAAGACAGGTTAGTTTCAAATACAAATATTCTACACCAACAAGAACACAACAAATGTAATTTATGGAGACACTCATTCAGGTAACCAATTTAAGTGGTTCAACTATTATACTTGACTTATACGATGATGTATTAGTAAATCTTAATATGTCCTTTGCGGAGATACAGGATATTACAAGTCGTAATAGTGGATATTCACAAACTTTTAGGGTGCCAGGAACATCAATAAACAATAGTTTCTTCAATTATATGTTTAATGTCAACGCAGATAATCTATCGTTTGATATACAAAAATCTGTGTTATGTAGTGTAAATTACAAGGGTAATACAATAATTGATGGTATATTAAGATTGTTAAAGATTATTATTACAAATGATAAGGTAGAATATGAGGTGAATATACAAGATGAGGTTGGAGTGTTTATTAATAATATCAGTAATAAATTACTTACTGATATAAATTATACAGATTTAAACCACACATATAACGCAACAAATGTAAAGTTAAGTTGGGACGCAGTATATACAGGAACAACAACATCGGGAGGATTAAAGGACGGACAGATATTATATCCATTTCAACACATAGGTTATTTATATGACGATACAGGAAGAATTATTACATCAGGTAATACTGCGTCACCCGTATTGGAATTATATGGTAATTTGGGTTCTATATCAAATATAACAACACCTATGAAGACGACTGGTTTTAAACCAGCAATACAAATCAAATCAGTATTAAATAGAATATTCCAACAGAACGGTTATACATTACAAAGTAATTTTTGTGATACGGAATATTTCAACCGTTTATATATGCCCCTCATATTCAACAACGATGGGTATTATATATCAGCAACGGGAGCAACATTAGGAACATCACAAACAGCGGTATCAATTACAGATACACCACAAGGATTTTCTGTATCAGGTTCAACTTGTGCTGTAATTGAAGGTTGGGTGGAATTGGATAAATACATTTACAATAATGGAGCAACATATCCACCATACGGTTGGAACTTTGCTAATAGTAGATTTATAGCACCACAGAATGGTAGTTATAGTTTTACATATTCATTAGATTTAGAAGTTCCATCAGCGTTTCAAGATAATCAAACAGGTATATACGGTGAATGTTATTTGTATAAAAACAGAACAACACGATATTCGGTAATACCATATCAAACATTCCCTGATTTATTTGACTTTACAGTTAATGTATCATCAGGAACAGCAGTTACAATTCCTTTACTACAAGGTGATTTTGTTGAAATGGTTGTTAAATATTATATAGGTGACCCTTTCGCTTGTATAGATAGTAGAAGATTTGTAGCACCTAATGTTATTAAAGATGTATCAGTAGTTACAATTACAGACGCACCAAACAATATATTAGGTTCAACAGTAGATGTGAACCAACAGTTTGAACTACCAGGAACTTACAAACAATTAGATTTTCTTAAAGGTATTATTACACAGTTCAATATGGTATTTGTTAAACACCCATATTTGAGTGAAACATATATAATGGAACCATATAGTGATTATGTGGGACAAGGAGATAGATTAGATTGGACGGATAAATTAGATGTATCTAAACCAATAGAAATATCACCAATAACTAATTTGGTGGGTAAAGCTATAAACTTTTTATATGAGGAAGATGGTGATGAGATAAATAACTATACCAAAACTATTAACAACAATAGAAACTTTGGAACATATAACTTTATCCCATCAGGTATTACACTAAATGATAAACCACTTGAAATAAAGACATTCTTTTCACCATCACCAGGAAACTTTCTACAAGCGAGTAATACCTCACAACCTTTAATATGTCCCCATTTTTACGGGATTAAACAGGTTACGGTAAGTGGTAATACAATCACACAACTATTACCTATGAGGATTAAACCTCGTATATTACACTATTGTGGTAGACAGAACATATCAGGAACTTGGTATTTTAAAGATGAGGTAACAGAACTTACAGATGTATATACTAATTACCCATTTTTACACCATCAAGAGATATTACCATCAACACAAGCACAACAAGCGGTGGATTTAAACTTTGGTAATAATAACTCACCACAGGACGCAGTATCACCATCATTCACAAATCTAACCGCGTATAACTTATACTATAAGGATTATATAGATAATTTATTAGACGCTGACGCAAGAATGGTTAGTGCTAATTTCTTCCTTAACATAGAAGATGTAACCAACTTAAAATATAGTGATTTAATATTTGTTAAAGACGCTTATTATAGAATTAATAAGATTAGTAATTTTAACTTATTAAATTATGGAACAACAAAAGTAGAGTTAGTTAAGTTGTTGACTGTGGATATTGAAAGTATCCCATCAACTCCTACACCTACTCCTACAAATACACCAACTGTAACTCCTACGGCTACTCCAACAAATACACCTACTCCTACACCTACGGCGACCAATACTCCAACTCCTACTCCAACAAGCACACCAGCACCTGTGGGGCAGTGTTATTGTTTCCCAATATATGTGACAGGAAATACTTTACCTCCACCAGAAGGTGGAACAATTGCTACATTAGTTTATAACGATTGTTTTGGGGTTCAAACAGCAAGGGCTTTCTCAACAGGGCCAGGAGTATATAAGCAATGTATCCAATCAATTCTTGGTGTGGTTCAATTTGACCCAATATTAACAGAAGGTATAGACCAAAGTTATTTAACATTAACTTATTTAGAAGGTAATTGTAATACAGGATATGTATGTACTGGTTATACACCTGCTACTCCAACTCCTACACCTACGGCGACCAATACTCCAACTCCTACTCCAACACCAGAACCACCAACTCCTACACCAACGAGCACACCAACGAGCACTCCTACTCCTACACCAACTCCAATACCATTTAGTATGACAGTTTATTCAGGAGCAACATTAAACAACGCTTGTGCTTCAACAACAGCACTTACAGTTTGGTATGTTGGTTCATTAGGAATAGGAACAGATTTATATACAACATCAGGATTAACAACACCAGTAGAGTTTGGTTATTATGAGTTTGATAGTTCAACAGTTTATGTGGTTAATATTCCATCTGCGAATGATGGTAGAATTACAGCAATTGTTGCTTGTCCTACTCCAACCCCAACTCCTACGCCAGTTCCTACAACATTTACAGGATATATTAGTTATGTAAGTGCGGACAACGCTTGTGCGGGTGGTTCATTCGTTCCATACTTTGCTTATTCGTTTGATGGTGTAGGTGGTGATTTATGTTCTGCTACATCAATCTATGGTGATATTATATTAAGTGATATAGACCCTGGTAGTGAGTTTTGGATTAGTAGTGGTTCACAAGTAAGGAGTTTTACAAAAGGATTAGGTATTACAGGAAACGCAACACCAAACGGTGCTTGTGGAACTTGTCCTACTCCAACTCCTACACCTACTCCTACTGCGACAGCAACTCCTACACCAACTCCTGACCCTTATTTCTATTATTTAGTAGAAGAGTATGGTTGTTTAGAAGATGGTAGTTGTGAATATTTAAGTGAGTTTTATGTTGCGAATAATGTTGCTTTAACAATATTTGAACCAAACCCTCGTTATAGATTAGACCCTACAACAACATTAATTTTAAGAGCAACAGAAGCGGTATCACCACAACCAGGAGCAACATTAACAACTATGAGTGGAGCAGGAACATTAACTTGTAGCACATTATGTCCTCAACCACCAACTCCAACTCCTACTGCGACACCAACGGTTACACCAACCCCATCACCAGAACCACCAACTCCTACACCAACGAGCACACCAACTCCTACTGCGACAGCAACACCTACTCCTACTCCGTTCCCAACAATTTCGGTTAATTATCACGGAACAACACAACCATCAGGTTTGTTTGCTTGTAATAGTGGAACAGCAATAACGGTTCAGTTGAACGCAGCTACTTTCTGTGATACAACAACATTCACAAGTAGTTTCTTCACAACATTAGGAACAACAACATATTGGTTGTCTTATGATGGTAATTACTTACAAATATTCCATTCAGGTAGTAGTAATACAGCAACTCGTTCAATAGCGTGTCAAGCGTGTAATAATACACCACCAACCCCTACTCCTACACCTACTGTGACACCAACGAACACGCCTGAACCACCAACACCAACTCCTACGGCTACACCTACAAACACACCAGAACCACCAACTCCTACACCGACAGGAACACCAACTCCTACGCCTACTAATACACCAGAACCTCCTACGCCTACACCAACGAGCACACCAACTCCATCACCAACTCCGTTCCCAACAATTTCAGTTAATTATCACGGGACAACACAACCATCAGGTTATTTAGCTTGTAATAGTGGAACAGCAATAACTGTAACATTAAATCAACCAACATTCTGCGCAACAACAACATATACAAGTAGTTTCTTCACATCATTAGGAACGAACACATTTTGGTTGTCTTATGACGGAAATTACGTTCAAATATTCCATTCAAGTGGTAGTAATGAAGCAACAAGAAGTGGAAGTTGTCAGGCTTGTAATAATACACCACCTACTCCAACTCCTACAAACACACCAACTCCTACGCCGACTAATACACCTACTCCGCCAGATTGTGAGTGTATTACAATATTGAACGAAGGTGGAACAACAGGAAACTATACAATCACAAATTGTAATGGAACTACACAATCACCAAACTTAATAGCAGGAGCAAGTAGAACGCACTGTATCCAAACAGGTAGTTCAATTATAATAAACTCTGGATTTTTAACCGAGACATATTGTGGAACACCTTGTAATGTGTCTGCTGATTGTGACCCTTGTTAAAATAATAAAGATAAAAAGATATATAATATAAAAAGAATAATATGGCGTCATTTAAAGAGTTTAAGGTAAAAGTAACAGTAGATACAAAAGACGGGAACGAACAGTTAGAAAAAACCATTAATACTTTATCAGGATTTGAAGAACAGATTGGTGCGTTAAGAACCAAATTAGCGGGAACACCAATAGGTAGTAAAGAGTTTAAGGAATTATCAAATGAATTATCAAGGACTGAAAAGGCGTTTGGTAAAGCACAGGATAGTTCTAAAACTTATTTACAAACTTTGGCGGGAGCACCAGGTCTTGTAGGAGTGTTCGGTCAGTCATTACAAGGTTTAGGTAAAGCGTTCGGTAATATTGGTATGGCAATAAAAACCTCTATGTTAGGTTTATTGGCTACTATTATTGCTGCGGTGGTAGAGAAGATGAAGAGTTTTGATGGTGTAATGGAACCATTAAATAAGGTATTAGATGTATGGTCTGCCACTATGGGTAAGTTAGCAAACTTAATTTTACCAGCAGTAGTAACAGTTGTAGAGGCGGTAGCAAATGGAATATCAGGATTAGTTAATATATTTAGTTCAGCAAGTGATAGTGGAAAAGGTTTTGGAGACATATTAAGTGATATGGCTGATAGAACGAATGAGTTAGACGACGCAACCGCAGAGTATGAATATCAACAATCACTATCCAACGCAGCGTTAGCGGAAGCAAGAGAAATTGCTGCGGACAGCACCAAATCTATTGAAGAAAGAAGAAAGGCGGTAATGGACGCAGCGAAGATTGAAGAGGCGACAGCGAAAGAGGGTAAAAGAATTGCGTTAGAGAAAGCGAGATTATTAGCACAACAAATGGCGGTGGATATGGATTTAACTACCACAGAAATTGAAAATCTTAAAAAGGCGGATAGTGCGAGATTAAAAAGTTTCATCAATCAACAATTACAAAACAAGGCTTTGAATGGTGAGAAGAAAGACGCACTATTACAACAATTAGCACAGATTAACGAGATTGACGCAGCCTCATCAAAGATAGGTAAGAAGACAGCAGCAACATTAAAAGGGATAGATAATGAGGTGGCAGCGTCAGCAAAAGAGGCTGCGAGTAAAGCGTTGGAAGCACAGAAGAATAAATTAAACGCACAGATTGAATTAGAAAAGAATAAGGTTGATACAGATGAAAAATTATTAAGACAATATCTTGAAAAGAAAGATGAGTTAGAAAATAAGGGAACTAAAAAATCAGCGGAAGAATTAGAACTACAAAAACAAAATAGAGAAAAGGCGATAAAGGACGCACTTAAAGCGGACACAGACGCAAGTGAAGCGAAGACAAAGAAAGAAAAAGAAGATTTAAAGAAATTAGAAGACGATAAGATTAAGATTTTATTGGACGGACAAAAGAATAGATTAGCAGAACAAAATGTAGAATTAGAAAGAATTAAAATATTATATGGTGAAAATAGTGAAGCGTATAAGAAAGCACAGTTAGATATACAAGCAATTAGGGCCAAATCACTTGAAGATGAGAAGATGGCGATATTATCTAAAACTGAATTGAGTGACGCTGATATACAGAGATTAAGAGATATTAGTATTGAAGCTGGTAATTTATCTAATCAGGTATTAGCAAACAACCAAAAAGAAATTGAAAGTGCCAAAGCAAAAGCAATAGCACAACAAGATATAGACAAGGCGGAATTAGATTATAAAATGACGAAAGCCGAAGGTGATTTTGAATTACAAAGAGAATTATTATCACAGAAAGAGGCGATTGATAAAGAGGCGTATGACAAAGCAATTGCTGCCGCAGGTGATGACGCACTTAAAAAACAACAGATTGAGTTAGCCTACACCAAAACAAAAGACGCGAACGCTACTGCGAGAATGTCAATTAATGATAAAGAGTATAAACAACAAATAGAACAAGCACAAGGTGTAGCGAATATGTTAGGTGCGTTAAGTGATTTGGTTGGTAAAGAGACATTAGCGGGTAAGGCGTTAGGTATATCACAGGCGTTGATTAATACTTATGTGGGTGCGAGTGAAGCGATTAAACAAAAATCAACACTACCATCACCATTTGATGTTATTACAAAGGTTGTGAATGTAGCAACTATTATCGCAACAGGTCTTAAAACAGTAAGAGAAATTACAGCGGTTTCAGTTCCAACAGTAGATGTTCCAGAGGTTAGAATTAGAAAGGCGATGGGTGGTGTATTACAAGGGCCAACACACGCTATGGGTGGTATATCAACACCATTTGGTGAATTAGAAGGTGGAGAGTTTGTGGTGAATAGAGCTTCAACACAGATGTATAGACCACAATTAGAAACAATCAACGCGTTAGGTGGTGGAGCAAGGGACTACAACTATTCAGGATTTAATGGTAATATTAATAATAATAGTGAACCACCGATATTCAAAACCTATGTAGTAGCAAGTGAAATGTCGTCCCAACAAGAGACAGACAGAATAATACAACAAAGGTCTAAAATCTAAATAAAACAATATATAATAGTATGAAAATAGTAGAATTATTTATAGACGATGAAGAAGAAATGGCTGGGGGTGATTTTTTGGCAATGGTAAGTCGTCCCGCACACGAGAGTGACTTTGTCGCTTTTAACAAAGATGATGAAGAAGAACCAAAAGAAATTGTCTTAACAGATGAGGAACAAGATAAGGTATTAGAACAATTCAGTAAGATGGGTGAAGACCACCAATCTTTTATGATGAAAGGTTATAGTATTAAATCAGTTGAACCAGTAGATATATCACCAAACTTTATAAAGGAAAAGTTCGCAACAACAGACATTAACGCAAGACCTATCACAGATGTATTAAACGATAAATCTGTAATGGACTATGAAGATGGAACAGGAAAGTATAAGGTAAGATTTAGATACGCAGTAAGACCAGGTAGACCAGCAATCATCGCAACAACTCGTAAGTTTTGTAAGGAGATGATTAACGCTAATAAAACCTATCGTCTTGAAGATATAAACAAAATCCTAAATGGTTTCCAACAATACGGACAATCAAGTTGGGGTAATAGTTTCTTCCGCTTTGGTGGGCCGAATTGTAACCATATCTTTGTAAAGATAGTTTATCAACAAGTGTTTGATAAGAAAGGTGTTCCAACAGGTAAGTATAAGACCATTAGCGAACAAGACAGAGGAGACGCAGCAAACATAGCAGGGTCAAATCTAAACGAAGCAACAGCAAACAACCCATCACCACAAACGATTAGACGAGCGGGACAAGGTATGTTTAGTGCGGAGGAGATACAAAAGTTTAATGAAGAATTAAAAAAACAATACTTAATGGCGGGTGCTGTTCTAATCCCCGACAAGTTGATATACAGATTAGACCCTCACACAAGAGAGGAATATTATGTATTTTTTTCCAAAGAAAGTGTAAAGAAAATAGCGTTCAAGTATATGAGAGACAAGAACACATCTAACACTAACATAGAACATAACCCCAATCAAACATTAGATAATGTATCTCTTGTTGAAAGTTGGATTGTTGATGACCCTAATAACGATAAATCTAATCAATATGGATTTACTTGTGAGCCAGGAACCTGGTTCGGGGTAGTTGATTGTAGTAAGAACCAAAAGTTCTATAATGATTTTGTTGAGAATGGAAAGGTAAAAGGTTTCTCGTTAGAGGGATATTTTGAAAGTAAATTAACAAAGTTTTACGAAAGTCATAAAAAACACTCCAATATAGATATAGATACATATATATTAACAGAGATTGAAAATCTATTAAACAAAGAAGATTAATATGACCCCTACACAAAAATTACAACAGATTAAAAATTGGATATTCAGTTGGAGTAGTCAACACTCTTTTAAGAGAATTACAGACGACAAAGGTAACCAATTTGAAGTAGATGGTGAATTATCACTCGGTAAAGAACTTTACTCAATTACCGAAGAAGGAATGATTGAACCAGCGAAAGATGGTGAATATTCTATTCAAGGTAAAGTTCTAAAAGTTACAAAAGGCTTAATTGCTGATGTAATAGGTAATAGAGTAATTACTGAAAAACAAATAAACGAAGAAACAAAAAAAGAAACTATGGCAGAAAATGTTAAAATGGTAAAAGATAGCCTCGTTGATGGAACAGAAATTAGTATATCAGGCGACGCTGTCGCTATTGGTGCTGAATTGCGTATCATTAAAGATGGTGAAGAATTATTACCACCAGCGGGCGAACATCAGTTAAAGTCAGGTTCAGTTGTTGTTGTTGATGAAAGTGGTAAAATCATAGAGGTTAAACCAGTTGAAAAGAACGCAATTGAGGTTGATGAAGAAGAAGATGACGCAAGCGAAGGTGAAGAAGGTGATATGGCTTCCGTAAAAGATGTTATTAAGGATACAGGTGTTGTAAATATTGAAACAATACACGGTATGATGAAACAGATGATGGAAGAAATGAGTGATTTAAAAAAGAAGGTAATGTCGGTTACTGATAAACAAGAAACTATGAAAGAAGAGTTTAGTAAGTTTAAGAAAGAACCAGCAGCAGAACCATTAAAAAGAAACTCTAAACCAGTTGAATATCAATTTGGTTCAGGTGATAATCCCCGCGTTCAAATGTTAGAAGCGTTAAGAGGGCACATAAAAAATAAATAAAAAAATAAAATAAAACAAAAAGAAAATGAGTAACTTAAAAAAATACGACTTTAATTTCAATTTGTCTGGTCTACAAGAATATACCGAACAAAAAACAAACACTTTAATTAGTGAAACAATTTTAACAGGCGACTTTGCTTCGTTAATCACAGTTGTTCCAAATGTAAAAGGAACACAAGAATTAAACATCTTATCTTCTACATTACATCAATTAGAAGGTGGTTGTGGTTGGGATCCAGCAAACAGCGGTCAAACAACATCATACACACAAAAATCAATTACATCAGTAAAGAAACAATATCAAGAAGAACTTTGCGTAGATGATTTAGAAGGATACTGGTATCAAACTTTGTTGAAGCCAGGTCAATATTATGATAGCCCTAACGATATTCCATTTGCTGAATATCTTGTAAATTACAAGGTTCAACAAGTTAAGGAAGCGGTAGAGTTAATGACCTTTCAAGCTACAACAGGTGGAACAGGTTTCGCAGGTTTCTTACAATTAACAGGAACAGGATACACAGGACAAAATGTTACTTATGTAGCAGCAGCGTCAGGTGTAACCGCAGCAAACATCGGTGATAGTATTGACTTGATGTTAGCACAAGGTGAAGATTATTTGTTAGCAGCACAAGATGGTATGATTTGTATGTCTTGGGCTAACTTTACTAAATACACGCAGTGGTTAAGAAATAAAAACTATTTCTACTACGACGCAGGTAACGGACAAACACCGATATTACATCCAGGAACTTTATTCCAAATCGTTCCAGTAAGAGGATTGAATGGTTCTAACCGTATCTTTATCTCAAAGAAAAACAATTTCTTTATGGGAACAGATTTAGTAAGCGACTACGGTCAATTCAAAATGTGGTATAGCCTTGATAATCAGCAAGTGAGAATGAAATGTCAATTCCGTATAGGGGTTCAAACAGGTGTAGACCAAATCTTATCTAACGGTTTAGCTTAAATATAATTTTAAGGGGGAGATTAATTTCTCCCCACTTAATAAAAACAAATAAATAGAAAAAAATAAAATATAAAAATATATGAGTTGCGCAGTATCATCGGCTTATGGATTAGGTTGTAAAGGTGGTGTATCAGGTATCCAATCCTTATACATCTTTTCAGCACCTATCACAGGAATTACTTACTCTGGTGCTTCAACTGACACACAAGAAATTACCAACATAGGTGGTAGTGGTTCGTTAGTGGAGTTTGAATTATACAGAGGCGGTAGTAACTTTACAGAAAATATGGCAGCAGACCCAGCAACGGGAACTGTTGTATATACTCAAACAATCACAGCGTTGTTTAGAGATTTTACACCACAATTAAGAAACCAATTTTCTCTTTTAGCGAAGAGTGGAACAATTCAAGCAATTGTTAAAACAAACAAAAATGAGTTTCTTTTATTCGGTGCGGATTTTAACGGAGGAGACGCGACAGCAATTAATTTAGCGAGTGGAACTGCTTACACAGATAGACAAGGTTATGATGTAACTTTAACTTTCTTACAAGCAAATCCAGCAAACTTTGTTAATGTTGCGGCACCTTACGGAACGACACAAATACAAGCGGTATTAACAGGTATTACTCCTGTGGTTCCTGCTTAATAAAAAAATAAAAACACAAATAGGGTGGAGCGATAGTTCCGCCCTTTTTTATAATTAGATATGTTACACTTAAATATTAACGCGTTAAACTCTTGTGATGTTACGGTAAGTAATGAAAGTGAATTAAATAATCCTAATTACCTGTGGGTCTTAACTAATTTGGAGACAAAGGAAAAGAAATACTTTATTCCTTTTAACGCAACAGTTCCACACGCAGGTAGGTATGATACATTTACATTTACATCTTACCCATTAAATCCAGAAGTATTAACAGGTTCAACCTGTAATATTCATTTACAACAAGGTCAATATAGATATACTATATACGACCAGGTTAGTTCTACAAATCTTGACCCATTACTTTCAAATAGTATGGTAGAAACAGGATTGGGAATTGTCCCACAAGAAGAGATTTGTTTTACTGAATATATAGACGACAACCCTTTTAGCGAGGCGGTAGTTTATAATGACCCAACTTGTTTTATATCCTACATAAGTCCTAATGATGAAGCAATAATGGTTGTGTATTACGACCCTGGTATTTGTAGAGACCCATTAGTTTGGAACGAAGCAAATGTTAATTGGCAATTCGCAAACTTTAATTGGGAAGACCCATATCCAATTTATAATTAAAATATACTATGAGCACATTATTCGGTAATAATATATCACAGACCTATCAAGGTTTAATAAAGTTGGCGGACAGCACAACAGGTGTAACCGCAACAACACAATCATTACAAGATGGTTTGGGTAATAACATACCTATTCAAGTATCAACAAATACGGTTAATATATCAGGTTCGTTTTTAGTGAACGGACTACCTGTATCATTTACAAACACAGGTTCTTTCGCAACGACAGGTTCAAATACATTTATAGGAAACCAAACAATAACAGGTTCATTAGATGTAAATGGAACAACAAGAATTACAGGTTCATTAAATGTGTCAGGTTCAGGTCAATATGATATTAACTTAAACGGACAGATGTTGATTAGTAATATGGATACTGGTGGAACAAGACAACCTCGTTTATTAGTTTCAGGTTCAGGTGGTAGTGCTACTATTAGGTCAACTACTATTAATGTAAATACACCTACATTAAGCGCAGGTTTGAACCCATTAGCAATATTTAATAATGTTGTAGCAACAAACGATGAAATTGGATATTCAGCTGACCCATCAAGTGGTGGTGTTAGTGGTTGGACGAAAGGACCAGCAATATATGTTAATGACCCAACTGATAGTTACCCTGCGATGTTTGGTTTCCAAAATAAAGCAAACTATACAGATGGAACAATTACAGCGTTAAGAGATTTAGATGTAAGTGGTTCATTAAATGTAACAGGAACAATTACAGCAAACTCCGCGTCATTCAATTATCTTGAAACGATATACGAGACAGCGTCAGTTATATATTCATCAGGTTCAAACCAATTTGGAGATGAATTAAGTGATAAACAAATATTATCAGGTTCAGTTCAAGTTCAGGGTGAGTTATTGGTTAATGGTGTGGCAGTGGTTACAGGTAGTGTTAATAGAGATGGTTTAATCACCACAGGTTCATTAACATCAAATCAAGAAATAAATGGTGGATTAACATTAGACACAACTAAAAATCAAATAGTTTTAGTTAGTAATGTAGCACCAGGTGGTAATAATATATTAGGTGCTGACTTTTCAAACTTTGATAGTTTTATATTTGACGAGTGGAATAATAATGGATTTAGTGGTGTTACAGTAAATGGACCAGGTGTTACAAACGCAACAATCACAGGAGTTAATTTTGGGACTTATTTAGAATTAACTTTATCAGCAGGAACAACAACGAGTGGAGCAACATATACATTTACTGGTTTGATGTATGATATTTTTTATGTGACAGGTAGTGTTAAATCAAATGGTGTTATTAGTGATAGAGGATTTGTTGCTACAACAGGATACGGATATGTGTTGAGAGGACAAAATAAAGATGAAGGGATACAATTTGGTGATTATAATATTTTAACATCAACAGGAGACACAACAAATGTATTTACATCATTTAGAATATTCACAGAAGAAGGTTATTCAGCTGGTCTTACATATATAGGTATGGCAGCAAACTCATATTCACCTGAATATCCTGGTGTAATGACACCTATGATATTAGGTAATGGTAGTAACCCATCAGGTAGTGATACGGCGATAGCCTTTACTCCTAATGGTAATATGGATATATGGAAAAAATCAAACTTTAAGTATGGTGTTGATATTACAGGTTCATTAAGAGTTAATGGAGACACAACATTATCAGGTTCATTAATTGGTAATACACTTAATGGTGGTTTAATTACAATACAAAGTGAAGCAAATAGGAGTGGGTCGGTTCAATTTAATATTACAGGGTCAAGTCCTATTTCACAATCAAATGTTATAATGGGTGGTAGTGGTTCTCCAAACGCAGCAAACTTAACAGGTTCAATAGTTATATCAGGTTCAAATAATATTTTAACAAACGCAACAAGATTAGACACATTAGGGCCACAAGGAAGATATGGGTATATTAATGGTAATGGAAATATTCTTTCAACAATACCAACATTAAATACAGGTTCAATATTAAGACCGATAATGAATAATAATACTATTCAAGGTGGGAATATGACTTTATTCTTCACCACATCGTCATTAGGGGGAGGCGAACCACAAATTACTAATAATATTATTAATGGTGGAACATTCAATCTTGTTTTAGCGAGTGGTTCTATGAACGCACAAAATAATAACATTAGTAATGTTATAACACATAACGCAAATACCACACCATTTACAGTAAGACCAACATTTACTAATAATATAGTGATGAATAGTATTACATATAATCATATTAGTTCATCTATTAATTCTGTAAATAATATATTAGCGGGTGGTTTAACAATTAATAATACCTATTATCATACAGGTTCAGCAAATAATACCACTTTCAATAGAAACTTAATATTAGGTCAAAATCAAACAATAAATTATGGAGGAAACCCCGCAACAAATGTCGTTAGAAGTGTTGGTGATACTTTAATTGGTGGTATAAATAATAGTGTTTCATTAGAAATAACAGGTTCAAACAATACATCACTATATTCAACATTAATATATGGTAATGGATTGATTGTAACAGGTTCTAATACAGGTATATCAGCGGGTGGTTCAACATTTGTTGGTCGTTGGAACGCAACAGGTTCATTACAAGAAAGTTCAAATGAAGCAGTGTTTGTTGTAGGAACAGGAACATCAGCGACAACAAGGAGAAACGCTTTACATATTGATAGTAATAATAATTCAAACTTTACAGGTTCAGTTAATATATCAGGTTCATTAACAATTAACGGAACATCATATACCGCAGCAACATCAGGAACATCAGGAACATCAGGTTCTAATGGAACAGATGGAACATCAGGTTCATCAGGTATATCAAACTCATTCTTCAACTATCAAGCGAAGACAAGTATAACAAGTGGTGACCCATTATCAGGTCATATTATTTGGAATAACGCAACACAATCAGGTTCAACAGAAATTAATGTAAGTGATTTAGACCAACAAGGTGATAATCTTGATATATTTTTAGGAAACTTAAAGAGTGGTTCAAGAATTACATTACAAGATAAATCAGTTCAAGGTAATATACAAGTATGGGATATTGGAACATCAACAGACAATACAAGTTATTGGTCTTATCCTGTAACATTAGTTTCATCAACATACGAGTTTAATAATAACGACCAAATATTATTTATAATCACAACAACACCATCAGGAACATCAGGAACATCAGGAACATCAGGTAGTTCAGGTAGTGATGGAACAAGTGGAACATCAGGTAGTTCAGGTAGTGATGGAACAAGTGGAACATCAGGTTCTAACGGAACAGATGGAACATCAGGAACATCAGGTAGTTCAGGTAGTTCAGGTAGTGATGGAACAAGTGGAACATCAGGTTCTAACGGAACATCAGGTTCATCAGGAACGAGTGGAGCAGATGGTATTGGTTTAAGTTCAAAAGCAGGAAATGTTAATTCAACATCTGGTTGGGTAATTTATCCATTAGGAGGAGGAAGTGATGGTTTATATTATGATGTTGTGTTCGCAGAACCATTTGGTTCATCAAATTATACGGTAGCTTATAATGTGTTAAGTACTGGTGGTATTTTTGGGGGAATAACTTTATCAGGTTCAACAATATCATCAACAGGATTTAGATTTGTAACACAAGGGACAACCTTTACCTCAAATCCAGATGTAGATTGGACTGCGATTAGTTGGGGTGAGACAGGTGTTCCAGGAACAAGTGGAACATCAGGTTCATCAGGAAGTGATGGAACATCAGGAACGAGTGGTGGAACAGGAACAAGTGGAACATCAGGTTCATCAGGAACATCACCATCAATATCAGGGGCAGGTTTAATTACAACAGGTTCTATTGCTACTATACAATCAATTACAGGTAGTTTAATTATATCAGGTAGTCAATCAATAACAGGTTCATTAGCGTCATCAGGTTCTAATGTATTAAGAGGTGTAAATCAAATTACAGGTTCTAATACATTAGATGGTATTACAAGAGTTACAGGTTCATTACTTATATCAAATCCTGCGATAGTTGTAATGAGTGGTTCAATATCTATGTCTGGTTCTAATACTTTAAGAGGTGCTACAACTATAACAGGTTCTAATACTTTACAAGGTTCAACAACCATCACAGGTTCATTAATCACACAAGGTGCTACAAGAATTACAGGTTCATTATTGTTTGACCCAAATAGTGAAAATATTACAGGTTCATTAAAAATATCTGGTTCTGTTTATGGTGTAGTTAATAGTTTAACAATCACATCTAATACAGCTTCATTAAACTTAAATAATGGTAATTTCTTCACACTATCATTACCAACAGGGGTTGATACATTTGTATCAGCGTCTAACATTACACCAGGTCAAACAATAAATCTTGTTGTGTCTAATGGAGGAACAGGAACAATAACATTTAGTAATAATATTAAACAACCATCAGGTTCATTTTATGTCCCAACAACAGGAGCAACAGCAGTTGATGTTGTAAGTTTAATATCAGTTGATAGTAATAATTTATATATGAATAATGTTAAAAACTTTATCTAATGAATTATAATCCAATTAGTTTTTGGGAAGGTGAAGGTAGTGGTTCATTCTATCCCGCAGGTTCTTATCAAGTTGAATATCTACTTGTAGGTGGTGGCGGTGCGTCATCAACTAATGGTGCTGGTGGTGGAGGAGGCGGAGGTTTCCTTAATGGATTTACAAATGTAATTTCAGGTTCAACATACACAGTTATTATTGGAGCAGGTGGAGTAGGTGCTATGAGCCAACCAGGTGGAAACGGAAACAATAGTTTATTCGGTCAAATCACAGCAACAGGCGGTGGTGGTGGCGGAGGTGGTTTATCAGGAACAGGGCCCTTCGGTAAAAATGGTGGTTCAGGTGGCGGTGAACACAGAGCAAGCACAAGAAACGGAGGTTGGGCAGGATTAGGAAATATACCATCAAACTTTCCAATAATATATGGAAACAACGGAGCGACAGGTTCAGCAGCAGGTGGTTCAAATGGAGGTGGCGGAGGTGGAGCAAGTCAAGTAGGACAAAGAGGAGGAATAACATTATCACAAGGAGGACCAGGTGGTTCAGGTAGTTTATTCTATGGAACATTTTACGCAGGTGGTGGCGGAGGTGGTGGAGCGACAGCAATATTAACACCAGGAGGACCAGGTGGTGGTGGATTAGGTGGAACAGTAAATAACACAACCAACGCGACAGCAGGTGAAATTAACACAGGTGGTGGTGGTGGAGGAATGGGAGCAAATACAAATGTTGTTGGAAGGTCAGGTGGTAGTGGTATAGCAATAATAAAATATCCAGGAACACAAGTTGGTTCTGGTGGAATAGTAACTACAAGTGGTTCTTTTACAGTTCATACTTTTTTAAGTAGTTCATTTTACAACGCTTAAATTAATTAATATGTCTCATTACGCAAAAATAGAAAATAATTTAGTAGTTCAAGTTATAGTAGCAGAACAAGATTTTATAGAACAAATAGAAGGTGAGTGGATACAAACATCTTATAATAATAGAATAAGAAAAAATTACGCAGGTATTGGAATGATATACGACAGAGAAAGAGACGCGTTCTATACACAACAACCATATAGTAGTTGGATATTGAACGAAGACACTTGTATATGGGAAGCACCAATACCATATCCAACAGACGGAAACTTTTATTATTGGGACGAAGACACATTAGAATGGTTTACAAACGACTAATATTGAAAAGAAATTGAATAAGATTGGTGAAATATTGACGATAAACGACTAATTACATATATTAAAGTATATGAGTAAAACTAATAAAGTAACATTAGAAGCGTTCCAATTTGATGGAGCAGCAAGGCTACCACAATATGTGGAGATTTTGCGTAACGAACCCTATGTAAAATACGGTGAGACAAATAATTTATATAGTTCATTTCAAGTATTTTTTCAAAATGTTCCCGTTCATAGAGCGTGTCTACAATCAAAGATATACGGGATACAAGGAAAGGAACTTACAACAGAAGACCCAGCACATCAGGAATTAATTATGTTTGCTAATCCAACAGAGGATATATATTCTTTGTATAAGAAATTGGTAAAAGATTATGTGGTGTTAGGTTCATTTGGTCTTCAAGTAATTCGTTCAAACGATGGTGGTATAGCACACTTTTATCATACACCAGTAGATAAGTGGAGAAGTGGTAAAGCGGGTGAAGATGATATTGTAAGAGATTTTTATTTTAGTGAGAATTGGGATAGGTATAGAGACCAAAGATATAAACCAATTAGAGTTGCTGCGTTCAATATGGAAAATACAACAGACGCAAGACAATACTATTACTACAAAGATTATGAACCCAACGGACAATTCTATTATGGTTACCCAACTTATATATCAGCAGTCCCATCATTACAATTAGCGGTAGAGGTTGTTAATCATCATCTATCATCTATACAAAGTAATTTAACACCATCTATGGCTTTAAGTTTGGTGGGAGAAATACCGCCAGCAACAGAGAGGCAAGATATAATGGATAAGTTAAGAAGTATATATGGTGGAACAAACGGACAAAAGTTCTTCTTAAACTTTATTGAAAGCAGCGAACAGAAACCACAGGTAGATGTTATTACACCATCAACAACAGATGGTCTATATGAGAATATAACATCACAGGTGACACAAAATATTATAACCGCACATCAAATTACATCTCCATTACTATTAGGTATTAGAGAAGCAGGAGCAACAGGATTAGGTAGCAACAAAGATGAGATATTAGTATCTTATAATCACTTTATCAATACATCTTGTAAGCCAGTTCAAAGATTAATTTTGGGTGAGTTAGAAAGAATGATATTTATTAAGACAAAGGTTAAAGTTAAATTGGTATTAGAACAAAACCCTATTTTGGATATTGAAGATACAGGTAGTGAAATTGGTGTCGCACCAAAAGCGGGAGAGGTTACATCAACATTACCACAACCTGGTAGTGAGACAGAAATGTCAATTAATGATAATCTTAAAAAGTTGAGTGGCAGAGAATATCAAAACCTTATGAGAATTATTAGGGAATATTCCAAAAATAAAATAACAAGAGATATGGCAAAACAAATGTTAAAATCAGGATATGGTTTAACAGAAGAAGAATGTTCTGCGTATTTAGGTGAAGAAGAAATAGAAACAATATAAAATATGAGTAATTATGTATTAATGGTAAGTATGGATAAACTTACATCTCTAACGAGTATATCTCCAAACCTTGACGCACATACGCTTCGTC